TAATACTATATATAATAATACTAAACTTAATATATTCAAAGAGATTATTTCTTACTTAAATGACAAGGCAAATACAAAGTTTAAAGATGGTAATAAAGCGAACCAAAGAATCATTAGCGGAAGGCTTGACGAAGGATATAAGTTAGAAGATTTTAAAACAGTAATTGATAATATGGTTGCCAAATGGAAGGGAACTGAATGGGAACAATATCTTAGACCACAAACTTTATTTCAGGCAAGTAAATTCGAAAATTATCTTAACTTTACAAAACCAGAAACAAAACCAACCAAGATTGTAATATGACACATGGATCATTATTTTCAGGAATCGGAGGATTTGAACTCGCTGCTCAATGGATGGATTGGGATAATATTTTCCATTGCGAGTGGAACGAGTTTGGACAAAAAGTATTAAAATATCATTTTCCTAAATCAATAAGTTATGATGACATTACAAAAACAGATTTCTCTATTCACAGAGGAACAATTGACATTCTCACAGGAGGATTCCCTTGCCAACCATACTCAACAGCAGGAAAAAGGCTTGGAAAAGAAGATGAACGCCATCTATGGCCGGAAATGCTTAGAGCAATTCGAGAAATTAAACCACGTTGGGTTGTGGGCGAAAACGTTCGCGGACTTGTTAGTTGGTCAGGAGGGTTGGTATTCGAAGAGGTGTGTACTGACTTGGAGGCTCAAGGGTACATCGTACAACCGTTTTTACTTCCAGCTGCAAGTGTCAACGCTCCACACAAAAGAGATAGGGTTTGGTTTGTTGCTTACGCCGACTACAACAGAAGTAGTAATGGATTTAGAAAAGTTCAAAGCGAGAATGGAAAAATATCCGAATGGAACGACAATGCCAAATCTGGCAACACAAGTTCTTCATTCGAAAGATTTCCAACTCAATCCCCAATATGTAATGGAAATGATGGGCTTTCCGACAGATTGGACTCTATTACCTTTCCTAAATGGAGAAACGAATCAATCAAAGCAGGAGGTAACGCAATAGTACCACAAGTTGCTCATCAAATATTTAAAGCAATACAAGAATATGAACAACATTACGGTAGCAGATTACAATAACTACCCCCCACTTAAATTTAGAAATTTAACAAGGGAACAAGTTGCAGAGATACTAGAAGCATTTACAAACGAAGGTATAACAGCAATGGAGTTATCAAAAAGATACGAAATACATCACGAGAATATTTCTTGGATAATTACAAAGTATCTATTACCAACAAAAGCAACAGAAACACGAACATTACTACTAACATCAAAAGTATAACCATAAATGAAACCAATCAAACAATTACCACAAGCCATAGAGATAGAAGATGCTATCTTAGGTATCTTACTTGACCAACCTAAAGCACTACACTCGGTAATTTCTAAATTACCAATAGATGCTTTCTACTCACATAAGAACCAAGTAATTTACAATGCAATAAGCGAACAATTTTCTGCATCTAGACCTACTGACCTAATCTCTATAAACTCTAAGCTACAAGCAGAAAAAAAGTTAGATTCTATTGGTGGTATAAATGCTTTAATGGATTTAACGATTGGAGTAGTGAATACTGCATCACTTGATTACTATTGCGAAGTGGTTAGCGAAACCTACAAAAGAAGATTAGGAATCGTAAAGGCTACAGAACTTGTAGATAAACTTTATGGTGGTGATGAGATGGTAGACAACCTATCTTTGGCAAATGAGCTTACTTTAAGCCTCTCTAGCGAAACATCTAACGTAGGTGGGATACACATATCCAATTCTTTAATCGAGTTGATTAGAGAGCAGGAAATGGAGTTAAGTGGTGAGTTTAGTGGTAGCAAGAGTGGATTTAAGGATTTAGATAACCAAATTATAGGCTTTAAGAACCAGCAGGTTGTAATTGTAGCCGGTAGACCAGGAATGGGTAAGACCACCTTTGGAATTAATGTTGCCTATCGACTTGCAAAGCACCACAATACCCCCGTAGGTTTTTTTAGCTTAGAGATGAGCCATACCGAACTAACAAAAAAGTTTGCAGCTATTGAAGCCCAAATATCTAACTCAAGAATTAATGAATTAGACGAAGATAAATTACACGAGTATTTTAGAAAGGCACAAAATATAGGCACACTACCAATCCATATTGACGATAAGCCAAACGCATCTATTGACGATATAAGAGCAAGGGCTATTACAATGAAGCGTAGACACGACATAAAGTTGCTTGTTATCGACTATATACAGCTTATAAACGTAGGCAAGGCAAAGGGTAATAGGGAGCAGGAGATTTCCGAGATTAGCCGTAAGATAAAGCTACTAGCAAAAGAATTAAACATACCAATTATTGCTATCGCCCAATTATCTCGACAAGTAGAAGCCTCTGATCCTAAAATACCTTTCTTACATCACTTAAGAGAATCAGGAAGTATAGAGCAGGATGCGGATATGGTATTGATGTTATGGAGAGCAGAATATTACGATTATCCCGAATTTGAGTTTGATAGTAAGATGGAAGATAGTAAAGGGAAGTGTGTTTGCTTTATACGTAAAAATAGGAATGGAGAAACTGGGAGGGTATTATTTAGAAATAACTTGGCCCTATCTTCGTTCTACGATATAAATGTTGATAACTTTATTCCACCAAACTTAGATTTTTAAGTATATTAGAAAAAAAATTAATTATGGAGCAAAACAAAGCAATTCAAATTTTAATCGAGGTGGCATTAGTAGCCCAATCGAAAGGTGTGTTAACATTAGATGACGCAGTTATTGTAAAGGAAGCTATTGAAACCTTTAGACCAAAAGAAGAAGAAAGTGAAGCCATTCAGGAGGGAGAATTATAACGTCCAAATCCTAGAAGAACTTAAAGACTATCTCTTAAAAAATCCTTCTGTTAGATTCTGTCAGGCTTTATATAATCTCAAGATTGTTGACAAGCAGGACAGGTTCTACGAGGAATCAAGTAAGACATTATCTAGGGTTAGGTTTGTAATGGAAGACGAAGATGGCGAAGATTCCTTATAATAATATCGAGGAATTAATAGGAAGTGTTTGGAAATTCCATTGGTCGATAGGTGATGAGGTTAAACTCATAAAGGTAGATAAAGCTAAAAGTAAATTAACTGGTAAGGTTTTAACATTCGAGCATTTAACTTTGGACAAACCTAATTTTGAAACTAATGAAGCCTACTTTGAGAAAGATTTCTTAGTATGGGCAGAAAGGATAAAATGAAAGTATTAGAAGCATTGGCAGACGAGATAAAAAGACAGAAGAAGATTGATGCCCTTATGAAGTTAAAGGCACAGAAGGAATTAGAGTTGAAAGAAATTAGAACAGCACTTAGATTAACAATTTATAAGCGATGACAATAACCCACGACAACGAAACAAACAAGAATAAGAGCTATAGTCAGGTATCTAATTTTAAAGTTACGGATGATATAAAGTGGTGGGAGAAGAACGCAAGTGCAACTGGATTAATAACTGAACAAGATATTAGAGAAACTCTTTTGAATAAACGAGGCAATAGACAATTCGATACTGGTAGTCAACGTGATGACGATACTAACAAGCCATTACCAAGCCATTTAGACGCTTATGTTCGTCTTAGATACGGCTATCTATTACGTCAAGGTGCAAACCATTACGAGAAGGGAAATTGGAGGAAAGGTCAGCCAACTGAAGCAGCATTGGAAAGCCTCCATCGTCATTTAGCAAAGTTTGAGATTAATCTATATAACGGAGCTGAACAAGACGAAGACCATCTATCGGCAATTATCTTTAACGTGATGTTGATTATGAAGAATGAAGAGAAGGAAGGTATACTTGTTGATAAGTATTACAAGAAATTATAGTTTGTGTTAGTTATATTTGACTGTGGTTATCGCCCGAAGGTTTGATTGGTTTCCTAAGGGTAAAGATTGGGGGCATTACGCCCCCTTTCTCGTTCTTACACCTCCGCAATCTCTATAATTAACCTATCTTCTCCCTCCTCATAACAATAGGTCAACTCCTTCACATACCTGACATTATCGTCTACAAATATTTGGCCCTTTGCCAAGTCTAAAAAGCATTTAGCCCATAAACCACATTTGTTATCTAAATCCCAATTCTTTAGATTCCTACGATATATTAATTTAATTTTAACCGGCTTTTCTATAAGCCCTATTTCTGCAAACTCTTTGCACCAAAGAAACTCTTTAAGTTCTTGTACAATTTTCTGCCTAACAGAATAATGGATGCCAGCATAAATAGCATTGTAACCAAGATAAATTTTCCTTTTCTTAACCTTACCGATTTCAATAAATGTTGGAGGACTATCATATACTAGAGTAATCATTTTCGTATGCTTAGAGCGTCTAATATTGCGTCTATTTCATCACATATCTTTACTTGCAAGGCATATTTCTGAGGAGCATTACTATCTTCAAGGATTGTTAACATTTCTGTTAAACTCATCATATATTCGGCTAAATCACCAAACGTAAGTTTATCTTGTTGCTCTTTATTCTGCTCTTTTAAATCCATTCTATTTTACTCCCGAGATCCATAGGTAAAAACAAGGCAATCTTGCCATCTATTACTACACCACAACCCAAAGTAGGTTTCTTACTATATACTTTACCATAAGCCATTGCATAAGCATCTACATCAACACCACAGCCTACATTCATACCAAATATCATATCTCTATCCGAAGCTGAGTACATTACTCCTCCAAATGAGTGGATATGACCTATAACGGTAGACTGACGATTATCTCTTGCTCTATTAACTGCTCCCATCTGGCCACTACTTCCTGTACCGTGTTGATACAAGACATTATCTATTTCGTGTACGTGCTTCCAAGTCCATCCATCGGGATAACCTAACATCTCGTTATACGTCTTAAACATAGACTTTGGTAAGCCTGCTGTTTGTAACTTGCGATGCGGTAAAGCTGAGTGATTTCCTATACATCCACTAACTTCAGGAAATGCTTTCCACCACTGCTCATGCTCTTTACGTGCTAAGTCTAATTCACTACCTGCCGAATGCCCATCAGGGTCTGATTCGTGATAGCTTATAGCGTGAAAGTCCGTATCATCACCAATATCTACTATTTCATTCACTTGGAACTTATTAAATACCTCGTAAACAAACTTAAAATAATCGGGATGGGTAAATGGTGCGTGGCGGTCGCCAATGATTCCTACGACATTTGAGTTTCTAAAACTCTTAACTAAATCGTATTCACCAGAATTTAATCTTGGTCTGTACATATTGTTTAAGTTTTGATTTTAACACTAAGGTAACTACTATAATGCTAATAATCAAGAAAATAAAGAAATCACTATAATTAAAATTTCCTTTGGCGACAACCGATTTGCCTTTTTGTTTAATAAACACGTTTCTATATTCTATTTTTTTCTCGTAAATCTTGATTGGAATGGCTTTCTCGGCAGTTATTGATGCTATGGAATAAATACCACCTTTGTATAATATACGAACACTCCCCCCATTTTTTGTTGATAAATATAATGTTGTATCACGCTTAGGTTGTACAAAAGAGTATTTAATAGTATCAGATTTGATAGTAACAATAGTATCTACGATACGTTCTGTAACAATCCTTGTTCTGTCTATATATAGACTATCTATTCTTGTTACTGTTCTTGTTTTGAATATACCACAAGAGGAAAGTAATAATAGCAAAAACCATAAACTATTTCTTATCGCCATCTTTTGCTTGTAATAAACCTATGCCAATACCGATGGTAACACTTGCGTCTGTCCAAGTAGCCTTAGCAGTAATACCTGTAAACATACCACCAATAATTAATCCCCAACCAATAGAGCTTGTTTTCCAACTCTTGCCCAATAATTTATACATTAACTTTTCTATCATTTTCCTTGCCCTTTATATTTCTTTTTATATAATTTAGATTGTTTAATTTTAGATGCACCTTTTTTAGAATGACGACCCGGTCTTTTTCTCTTAGGCTTTTTCTTAAATAATTTAATATCTGCTACTTTTGCCCTAGCCATTTTATTTCTTTATATATAATTGATATTCTCGTTTTCTTCTATTTAATAAGATTGGTTTTCCTCCCGCATTCTTCCACATCTCAAAGGCAGCACCTATTGTAGGGTCATTCGGATTAGCATTAACTTTCTTTAATAAGGTAGACTTCTTAAACGCACCTGTGCCTATGTTAAAAGCAAGGCTAACTAATGAGTCAAATTGATTCTGATTGATGTCATCTCTTGTAGAAGAATACACAGCAAGCTCATAGACCTTTAATACATTTTTGAATAGTTGTAATGCTCTAAACTCGGTAATAGCAGGGTCAGTCATCTTAACCTTTCTCCCATCCTCATAGTAAGTAGAGCCAATACCAATAGTAGGTACTCCTGCACTACACTTATAAGGTTTCAATACCATACCCTCTTCCTTAGATATGAATTTTAAGCCATTAGGCGATACTTCTTTTATTTCCATTACTTAGTTAACAAGTCCTTTAAAAAGTTGAATATACCAAGTCCTACAAGGGTAACAAGGGCATAAAAATATGATTTGTATTTCTTAACAGATTCCTCTAGTATTTCTACCTTTGATTTTGTTTGATTATAGTCTTCTACAAGCCCACGTTGATCAGGAAAAGAAGCATTACCAGCCAATAGCGTATGAACGTCTTTAATCATCTCCTTTAATTCAGTGATATTATCCTTTATCGATTCTATTTCTTCCGACATAGTGTCCAATCTATTTTTTTCGTGGGCAGTCATTTTATGAGATTATTGTTTTTGAAGCTACGGCTTTACCTGTTGAGTCTATAAATTCTGATGAATATAATATTGGGTCATAAGTTCCATTTTTTAAATCAATGCTATAATCAAGTAATGCAAAATTTACACTATCATAACCAATAATTTGGTAACTAAACTTACTACCTATAAAATAGTCTGCTCTTGACTTAAACTGACCTTCTACTACACAATGATTTAATGCAAGGTTCTTCAAAAGTTCGTTATTATTTGCTTGCAAAAACCCCTTTAATGTAGAGTATGAAATATTAAAACAATCAGGGTTATCGTAAGCCAAGAAAACGAATGATGCTGGTGAATTAAATTCATCAAATACATCATTTCCAAAAGATAGTGGAACAAAAACTGGGTTTTTAAATCTTACTCCTGCCGCTACGCCTACTCCATCTGCAACGTATTGGGTAGAATCCATCATAATTAAATTTGAATCCAAGGTAAAATCTTCATCAGAATTTATTAAAGCACTATAAGTTGTTTTATATTGTTGTTTTGTTGGAATACCCGATATAGGAGAACTCTTAAACGTTTGCAAGTTACAATACTCAACAAATATTTGCATTGCATCACTAGGAGCTACGTTAGCATTGTTTCTCCAAGGAGCATAATGTCTTATTTTTAACTTTGCACTACTTGGTATATTCAATACAGCCTTTAAATCGTAATGAATCCGTTCTGCATCAGTTCCATTATAATTTGCAGTTATTGACAATGGCAAACTTCCAGATGATGTAGGAGTATTTGTAGATTGGAATATATTAAATGATGAGTTATAAAAATATTCTGTTTCATCGCCATTTTCATCATTTGCGATTAATACTAATGCTATAACAACGTTTGGTCTATAAGCTGTTTTGTCACCTGCCGATAAAGCCTTAAACCTACCATCTAAAAATGCTGAATAAGAAAACGCAAAGGTATCTCCGGGTTCAACAGAAAACATTTCACTATCTATGAAAGTAGTTAAACTAAAGCCCGGTGTATTACCTGTCCCACTAAGTCTTGTAGCAAAATGGTCTAAAGGGTCTGCTGTTTGGTATAATGCGTATGGAGAAAATGGTCTTGGGTTTAATGGATTTTGTACATCATCAGGCCCAACTATTGCTTCTACTAAATCAGTACCAACTTTATTATACCAACTATTAAATACATAATCATACTGTGTACTATTATAATAAAACTTTGAGATTGAACTCATCGTATGGTTAGGCGTATTGGTATTTAAAGAAGCGGTGTTTGATAAAATTATATTCTTTATAGGATAGTTAAATCTAATAACTTGGCTTCTTCCTAAATTACTAAATGATGAAGAGTTTAATGCAACAACTGTATCTGTTTCATAATATGGAGCAGCGTCTGCTGTATAACTAACAACATCAGTTGAGCTATTATAACTATTTATTGTATATTGTGTAACATATCTTGTATTGGCATTAACTAAACTTCCGTATTTTTTGATATGTAGTTTGTTGTCTTTAAAGTATGCAATTAAACTAAATTGAGCACAAATACCTTGCAATACATCAAGTAGACTTTTATATTTACCAAGCTCCTCTAAAAAACAATTTTTTTGAACATAAATAGTATCTAAAGTATTTCCTGTAAAGACAAAACCACCACTTAACTTTTTATATCTATTACCTGAAAGAAAAATATCTTCATCGGTAATCATCGGGTCTTCTATTATTACTTTATTGGTTATATAAGAAAAATAACAGCATTTCATAATAGCCTCAAGCAAAGATATTTTATCACTTGGGTAATATTTTATAAGGCCTCCATCTTCTGGAACAAAGTTGTAATATTTATTATTCTTCATTTGCAATACATCAGAAAACTGCAAAGAGAATTGAATTGGCATTATTTCGGTTAAGGATACATCTGTATTATATACATAATAACCTTGCCATATAATATCGTAAGACGCTCCGTTCTTTTTCTTTACTTCTAGTAAAAAAGTATCTGTATCAGCTACAAGAAATTCCGTAAAGTCAAATCCAGTATAACCTAAAATTAAGTTGTATAGCTCCCAAATGTTAGTATTATCTTCCCATTCATCTTCTACCCTAGTATCAGCAATAACTATATTTAATGAAGCCTTAGTAGCAACAACTGGTCTATAACCACCATTACCCCCATCTCTGTCGGTTTCAATAACCAATGGACTTGCATTACCATCTAATTCTACAACTGCACCTGAATATGCCTTACGATAAATAGTAGCTATGTATTGCCCCGTAGTATTCTGAAATATATCAGAAAATGTTAACGTATATTTTGCACCGTACCCTGTATATGCCATTAGAAGTAATTTTTTCTATTTTTGCTTGCTCTGTCTAATAAGATAACTAAATCGTTACCACTTATTCTTGCAGTTAATTGACCACCCATATCTCCACCACCAATACTTCCCGCTATAATACTTGATAGTTTATCTAATGGAGCAACTACCTCTGGGTTATTTCTAGCACCTGGATATTCGCCTATTAAAGCGTTTGTAGGCCCACTAACTAAACCACCTGCTGCAAATGGTCTTGCCCCTCCAAATACTCCACTTGTTGGGTTTCTACTATTGCTTGAACTAGTATTGCCACCTGCACCGCCAGACAAACTTCTAGCAAAACCACCAGCAGCTCCAGCAGCAATCTTTAATGCAATACCAGCAGCTAATGCTAATGCCCAATTTTTTGGGTTAAATAGATTTTTCATAGCTGTTGAAAATAATAAACCAGCAAGTGAAGCAGCGATTAATTTGTCTGCTAATTGAGATAATACTTCACTAATTGTTGAAAGCATACCTACACCAAATGCTTTAGCTGCATTCCCACCTGTTGCGAAAGCCTCTCCAATAGCAAACATTGAATTACCGACAGCGGCTACAATTCCATTATTAAGTATGGATGCCATTTCCTGCCCTTTTAATTCCATATAAAGGTTAAGGTCATCCGCTGCTTTTTTTATCTCAGCATCTCTTAGATTTACCTCAACTACATTTCCAGTTGTTCTCGGCATATTATCCTTTTGAGATACACTAACTGATTGTACTTTCTTTAAATCGACTACAGACCTACTTAACGAATCAATACTTTTTGTTGTTTCAGCAGCTTGTTTATCTGCATTGAATAAATTATTTACAAATGATAATAAATCAAAATTAAATCCACTTAAATCCTCTGTGGCAAATTTAAAACTATCTCCAAGTTTAACAAATTGTTGACCAGCAACTTGAAGCATTGTTCCCTTTAGGGGGTCGTATAATTTAATTATAGCTCCAAGCCCTTTTGTTACAAGTCCTATATATGCTTGTGCAAACTCTATTAAGTTATTAAATACCAGCTTGCCTATATTTCCTATTGATTTTAGTGCTTTTGACCAATCACCCTGAACAATAGCAGCTCCAATTCTCAATAAGTTTAATGATATTAACATTACATTCTTAGCCATTGAGAAAAAGGCATTTAATGCAATCATAACAGCAGGCCCAAATCTTTCCCATAATGCAATAGCTAATGTAACACCAGCATCTATAATTTTACTTATAGCATCCATCCCTTCTTTAACACCATTAACAGCCTTACTTAGTATTTCAGATGCAGGAGGTTTACTAAAGTATTCAACTAATCTACCTAATGCGCTTTCACTATCATTTACCATTGCATTTATAGCTCCGGAAACAGTACCTCCATCTCTTTGTACACCCTGCGCCCAATATGCAAAAACTGTAGCAGCAGCAGCAACAAGTGAACCTACTAATGATAAAGCAGCTCCAAGTCCAGCAGAAACACCGGCAAGTAAAACTAATTGGTCTATAAGTATAGGAATGTTGTTAGATATTGCTAACATACCAAGTCCAAAACTCTGAGAAAAGAAACCAGCATCCCTAATAACCTGACCAAATGCAAACGTAGCTAATCTTGCTCTATTCATATCAACACCAACTCTTGATACAGATACAGATGCAGTATCGAATGATGACTTTATAGACTTGCCAGCATTTGCAGCAGCAGAACTTATTTTGCCTAATTCCTTTTCTATAGCAGATACTCTGCTTACAAGGTCTTGTATATTGGCGGTTATGGTTACCTGAAAATTACTATCCATTGTTATTTAGTTTATTGGCGACTTTGTAAAAGTCCTCTTTGCTTAATGGTTCTTGTTTGGGCTTTTTGGGTTTACCAAGTTTATCTGTCCACAATGGCATAAGTTTATCTGGCGACTTTTGGTCGGCTTTCTTACTTACATTTGCATTATACAACATAGCTAATATGCTACGAGTATGCTCCCATTGTTTAGTTTCTTTTTTAATATGACCGTATAATAACCTATTATAGTCAGCCCACGTCATATCGTAAAATTGGTCGGGGAGAAGTCCTATCTCACCTATAGCGAAGTCTAAAACCTCCCCCCAGCCTATTTTTTTGGCTTTTCGGTATTAGGTTTTGATGTTTGTGCAATAGCTTCGTTAGTTTCTACAACTAATTGAGAAGTTTTTACAGATGCTTCAAATACTTGAATAATATCCGTAATTTGGCTCATAGGCATATCATCTACCCAAGTTAATACATCATCCTGAGTGAAGTCCTCTACCTCTTTTTTGATAAAGCAGTTGTTCTTAAGTCCACAATATACCAAGTCAGCACATAGCTTAATCGGATTTGTTTCGTCAAACTCTGCTACACCAGTACCATTGAGTTTTGAGTATTCCATCAATGCGTAGTTACCGAATTTGATACCACGCTTTTTACCACCTAATTCTAATTGAATATAACCTGTCATAATTTTTCTTCGTTAAATAAATGTGGTTATCGCCCGAAGAAGTTTAATTAGGCTACAGTAGATTGGGTTAATGCACCAGTTCCTTGAAAAGATACGCTGAAACCAGCAGGGCTTTCCATATCAGCAGTCTGAGAGATAGAAGTAATAAATGCGTTACCGCTTAATTTCATATCACCAGAAGTTGCAGTTGAAAATTCTACAGCTACAGCAGTACGAGCAATTAATAAAGCTACAAGCTCATCAGTTTCTACTTTTGCATCAGTTGCATAATCTACTAAACCATCAGATGATAAAGTGAAAGAACGCACACCTGCGAAAAATTCTGACCAACCTGCTGAATCTTTAGTGGTTGCATCTGGTAAATCTACTGATAACTCAAGGCTAGCAGTGGTTGCTTTTAGTAAGGCTACTCCGCCTACTTTGATTGTTAAATTTGTTCCGTTAATTAAGGCCATTTTTTTGTTTGTTTAAAAGTTTATGATTAAGCTATTGTGTCTGCTAATATCTCTGTTCCTTGAAGAGTACCTGAATAGGTTACTACGTCTTCCATAGGGCCATCAATAGTTAGCGATGAGATATATACATATCCGTTGTAAACTAAAGAACCTGCTAGATTCGTTGTGAATTTAACCAAGAACTTAGTTTGGTTTTCTACTGCGGTTTCTAACCAAGCCGGGTCAATATCATCAGAGTAATCAACTAAACCCTCAAAATCAAGGGTAAAGCTACGTTGTCCAATAATAAATTCACTCCAACCAGCAGATGCCCTAGACGTTGCGTCTATAGGACTCGCCTCAACATTTAATGTGAAGCTACGAGAGTGTCCAAACGCTTTGTTT